CTTAAGGGTTTCCTTGGCGATGAGGAAGCCGAAAACTGGTGGAAGTTGTTTCAGGATTGGGTGTTCGGTGAAGAGATGGGTATGAGCGCGGAGTTCGCCTCATACGACCGATTGTTCCCTGCGTTCTACCAGAAAGTAATCAAATCTAAGGACCAGTTGTCATCTAAGTGGGGTTTCTACTGGATGAATCATTACACCACTCAGATGGCGTTGTACAAGTCGCGGCAGCGGGACGATATGCCGGGCGAGGAAGAGTTAAATAAGCGCGCCACTAACAGCATTCTGTTTGAGGCCATTGGTAACGCTGGTATTCCTACGCCGTTGACTCCGTATCCGATTGTTACTCGCCCTCAGGTGAAGAGTCCTGCGTTGGATGTGTTGCGGAATGAGTATCAGAAGTTGATGCAAGCAGACCCGTTGAACGCTAATTTCAACATGCAGAATATGTATGGGGATTGGGCGTTGGAGTTCGCTAACACCAAGGTTACCGAGAACGTGGGTGGCGCTATTGCTACGGATACGGCGATTAGCGATATTAATACGTTGGAGACTTTGATCGCTAGGGTCGCTGGGCGTATCCCGACAGATAACCTTGACGTTCTTGGGTTGTTGGTAAATAACCGTTCGTCTGCTGCGGACTATGAGCAGTCGGCTTATGCGTGGCAAAAGGCTACGACGATTCCTGGCACTAACCGTGAGTGGCGAGAGGTGTCCGATCCGATTCAGTCGGTGAAGGAGCGGCAGCGAATCGCTGGCTGGACCACGTACCAGCAGTACATGGATTACCTAGAGGCGCAGATGCAGAGCGCCGGAGTGGAGTCTATGGAGGTTAAGGCTGGCTATCCGTACAAACTTGCTAAAGAGCAGATGGTTTTGAATATGTCGTCTAATCCTGATTTCGCTGGCTGGTGGGAGGACTATCAGGATCGTGGTGGTATGCGTACTAATGCTGCTGTGATCGCTATGGAAGAGGCTGTGGTTGATCCTACGTTTGTGAATCTTATGGTGAGTAACGGTAAGACTCAGTTGGTGAGTGTGATGACTGAGTACGTTAACCAGCGACGCAACCTAATTAGTATCTTGGAATCTACGGGTAAGAGTATTGAGCATGACGATAACCTCATTTATAAGGTGGCGTGGGCTAAAATGAGGCAGGACTGGAAGAACTCTGATCCTCGTTGGGCCGAGATTGCTAACCGCTATCTTTCGTCTGACGATAATCCGCAAAGCCCCGGAATGATTCAGCAGCAGTTGGCTGCGACGGAAATGCTAGGAGAGATGAATGAGTAACGGGCCAGGTGTTCAGGTTCCGGGCATGAGTCCTGACTATGCGAATAACGCGCTGGAGTTCCTTGGTGCTGCCGGTATTGCTGGAGCATTCGGTGGGCTATCTGCTTCGGGTAGCAATGGAATGGTGTACCTGGGTAGCGAGTTTGCTGATCCTAGGGTGCAGTTGGGTGGCGCTCCGTGGGCGCAGCCGTACGCTACAAGCGGTCTTGACCCTCAGTCGCTTGTGACGAAGGATCAGGCGTATACGGCGTTTTGGCGTTTGCAGCCTGGGCAGCGACAGGAGTGGGACGATCTCGTAACTATTCTTGATGGCGGTAAACGCCCAGACGAGTCACGTTCAAACTCCGTATGGAGAACTGTCGTTGGCTACGCTGGAGAAACATACTCTGCCGACCCCAATCGCCCTTTGTCTGTCATGGACATTATGAAGCAGCAAGCCGCTAACGCTCTGGACGATCCACGCCGAGGCGGTCGCGGCGGTGGTGGTTACGCAGGTCCGGTTACTACTGTCAGTCGTTCGCGCGATGTTGACCTCACGAACCCGACTGAGGCGAGGGCTTTCCTGGATAACGCGCTTGGTCAGTATCTTGGGCGGCGTCCGTCTGAGGAGGAGTACACAAACTTCCGTAAGGCGTTGAACATTCAGGAGCGTGGCGCTCCGACGATTACGGAGTCTACGACTACGGTGACTCCTCAGGGTCAGGCTATGCGTACGCAAGAAAGCGAGAGCGAGAGGCGGGGTGGGTTTACTCCTGCACAGTTCGCTAAAGAGTTCGCTCGGGGCCAGGAGGGTGCGGCTGAGCAGCAGGTCGCCGGGCCGTTGGTTAATGCGTTCCTTGGTTTGTTGAGAGGTGGTAGTCGATGAGCGTTCAGCCTGAAGAAACTACGGAAGAGCGTAAAGACTTTACGGGTGTTAAGAATAAAGACCTAAATAAGAAGCAGCAGCGCAACCGTAGGGCAGCGAAGGCTGGTGGTTACACCGACCGTGATCTTAATGGTGTTCCTGATGCTGATGAGTTGGATTGGAACGTTCTTGCTGAGGATTGGCGTTGGATTGAAAACCTCATGCTTGAGGTTGACGAGATACGAGAGATCGTTGAAAACGCTGTAAAGAACTACGACCTAGACACGGAAACCGGCGTCAATAACTTTATTAACGATGTTATTGGGTCTACGTGGTGGCAAGACAACGACACGTTCGCTCGGCAAGCATTTGCAGAACGGTCTACCGATCCAGAAACCTATAAGGGTCGCGTTGAGGACGCTGCTAATGCTGTGCGCCAGGAGGCGTTACAGATTGGTGCGCCTATCGATGAAGCGACTGTAGCGATCCTGGCTGAACGATTTGTGACGGAAGGCTGGAATCAGCCTGAGCGTGCTTATCGTTTACGCGATGAGTTGAATAAAAAAATTGGGCCAAATCAACAAGGTCAGATGTTCGGTCAGGCCGGTGACCTAATTGATAAGTTGCGTCAGACCGCAACTCGTAACGGATTGTCTTTCACCCCCGATTATTACAACAGCGCATTGGCAAGCGTTAATAGTAATTTGACGGATGAGGCGTATTGGATTCGGCAGATTCGTGAAGAAGCAGCGAGTTACTGGCCCTCCTACTCGGAGCAGATCAGGGCCGGTTTGGATGTGATGCAACTCGCAAGCGGATACATGAACGTGATGGCTCGCACCTTGGAGATTGATCCGAACAGTATTTCGTTGAATGATCCTTTTATTCGTAAAGCAACGACTGGTATTGATGAGACTGGTAATCCTCGTCCGATGTCGTTGTGGGAGTTTGAGCAAGACCTTCGGAATGATCCTCGCTGGATGGGCACAGATCAGGCCACGAAGTCTATGAGCGATATTGGTACGAGTATTCTTCAACGGTTCGGGATTCTTTAGGAGCATGGCATGAGTATTAATTGGGACATGATCGCTAGCCCTGCTTTTGGTCAGGAGATGCAAAGGCTTGTTGATTGGTCTAATGAGCAGATTCAGCCAGCGACAGTAGAGACTCCTGACCCTGGCCCTTCTGCTTCTGACTTGCAGGCTCAGGCAGATAAAGCCGCTATGGATCGTCAGTTGCAGCAACAGCAATATGAACGTGAGCAGCGCCAGCAAGCCATCATTGGCTCTCTTAGGGCTGCGTTCGCTGATTATGGTCTTGGTGATTTGTTTCCTGAGATTGAAAGGTTCGCTCGTCAGGATTTGACTGAGGGTGCGATCCTGCTGGAGTTGCGTAAGACGCAGGCGTATAAGAATCGTTTTCCGGCTATTGAGGCTTTGGCTCGTAAGGGCCGGGTTATCACGGAGGGCGAGTACATTGCGTTTGAGCGTAATGCTGCGCAGTTGGAGCGAGCGTATGGTCTTCCTGCTGGGATGCTGGATAGCCGCGATACTGTCGCTAATCTACTTACTAATGAGGTGTCGGCTCGGGAACTTGAGGAGCGTGTGACTCTCGCTGCGGCTGGAGCGATTCAGACAAGTCAGGAGATGCGAGATACGTTTAAGCGTTTCTATGGGATTGATTCGGGTGGGTTGACGGCTTACTTCCTTGATCCGGAGAAGGCCATGCCTCTGCTTAATAAGCAGTTTGTTGCCGCCCAGATTGGCGCAGAAGCAACCATGCAGGACATCACGATTGGGTCTGGTCTAGCGGAACAACTTACCGAGGCTGGGATTGAGCGGGAGCAAGCACGGCAGGGATTCGGTCAGGTGCGTCAGATGCGTGGCTTGAGCGCCGGTAGAGGCGACGTAGCCAGCCAGGAGCAACTGATCGGCGCTACCCTGCAAGGGCAGCAGGACGCTACTGAGACTGTCCGTAGGGCGCAGGCAGCGAGGGTGGGTAGGTTCCAGCAGGGCGGTGGAGCGATCACTTCACAGCAAGGCGTGAAGGGCGCAGGAACCGCTGCGACACGCTAAACCCCATATTGCTTGCAAACTAGCGTCGGTGCTATTGTTTGTTACGGAAGCGATTGGCCCTGCTGAAAAGCGGGTGTGCTAGCCCCTTCCGGTTCCACCGCAGGTTGGCGTCTGCGTGTGTGTATAAGCCGCTATCCAATTAACTCCGGGCGCATACTCCCGTGCGTTCGCGTACAGAAAAGGGAAGAGCAATGTCTGACAACTACACCGAGGAAACCTTTACTGAGGAAACCGAGCAGGACTCGCTGAAGAACCTTCGCGCAGCGGCTAATCGTGCGAAGAAACTGGAAGCCGAACTGAATCAGATGAAGAGGCAGATGGCTTTCGCGCAGGCGGGTATCTCGCAAGATGACCCCAGGATGCAGTACTTCATTAAGGGTTACGAAGGCGAACTTGACGCCGAAGCGATCCGTACTGCCGCTCAGGAAGCAGGGTTCTTGAATGTGGAACAACCGGCAGAGTCGGCCCCACAGGAAAACCTTGTCGCTAGGGCTGAGCAGCGAGTGATGGCTGCAAGCGCTGGAGCAATCGCTGAAGATAACTCTGAGGCGGCTGCGTTAGCGAAACTGGAATCGGCTCTGAATGAGGGTGGAATCGAAGCGATGTTGGATGTTGCTCGTTCTTACGGCGTACCAACCTCCTACGACAATTAAGGAAATAAACAATGGCAACTGGAACCGGAACCGCTGGTTCTAACCAGAACGGTCCCCTCGTAGCCCCGGCATACACCCCGGGCGAGATCGTGACCGCTGCCGGTCCCCTGAGCATCAACGCTTCAGCCCCGGCTATCGACATCACCGTCGGCTCGCAGTTCGTTACCAAGGCGTACGACCTTGCGATCTACCCGGCCCTTCGTCCGCAACTGATCTTCGATCAGTTCGCTACCGTTCGGGCTACCCGCCTCACGCATCGTGGCGGCAGCGTCCGTTTCTCCTTCGTCGATGACATCGCGGAGCAGACCACTCCTCTGCTGGAGAACCTGGACGTTGACTCCGTGACCATGACCTCTAAGGCACTCTCTGTGTCGATGAGCGAGTACGGCACGGCTGTCACCACCACGAACCTGCTCCGTGGCACTTCAATGGTTCCCATTGATCCGATTGCTGCTGAGCGCGTGGGCTACAACGCTGGTCGTTCCATCGACCGTCTCGCCAAGAACTCTCTTGACGTGGCGTCGGTGACCTACGACGACGCTACCAGCACCTCCATTCAGGAGATTGGTTCGTCTTCGACGTACCTGAACTCCTACCTCCTCCAGGAGGGTGTGAGCCTGCTGGAAGAGGCGAACGTTCGCCCGTTCATGAGCGAGGCTTACGTGCTGGTTGTGTCTCCGAAGCAGGCGCAGCACCTCAAGGCTGAGAACACCAACCAGGGATGGCGCTACGTCACTTCCCGTAACGAGGGTGCTGCGATGAACAGCATCTACCGTGGTGAGATCGGCATGTACGAGGGTGTTCGCATTGTTGTGAACAACAACCTGGGTGCGTCAACGACTGGCTACCTGATGGGCGCTGAGGCGCTTGCGAAGGTCCATTCAGATGCTCCTGGCTTCGGCCCGAACCCGCGTACCGTTGTGTCGCCGGTTGTGGATAAGTTGCGTCGTTTCGCCAGCATCGGCTGGTATCACCTGGTCGGCTACTCGGTGTTCCGTCCCGAGGCGCTGATTCGCGTGACGACGACTGGCGACTTGAAGCCCGCGTCCTAAGATGGGGTTGGCCCCCTCCTCTTCCACTACGGGGGAGGGGGCATCTCCTAAGACTTAAGGAGTCTTAATGGCTAAAGAGGTAAGTAAGAAAACTTACAAGTCTGCTAAGGGCGCGCGTAACGTAAGCATCAGCCAGACGCAATGGAAGACGAATGTTGCTGGGGCTAAGGGCAAGGCCGGTCGTTTGTACGGGCCTAAGGGCCAGCGATTTACCGGGACTGTTGGTTTGGGTGGCGGTAAGACCGCTGTGTATAAGCAGGGTAAGCGCGTAACTCCAGCGAAGACTAAGGGTGGCGGGTTCACCGGGTACAAGGCTCCTCGTACAAGTAACGGTTCTTCTCGTACGTCTACTGGCGGCAAAATTAAGGAAGTTACGTCTTTGCCGAAGCAGAGCGCTGGCCCTAAGTTTGGTGGCGGTACTGGTCCTGCAACTTATAAGCCTCCCGCTAGTTTGACGAAGACGGGTGGCGTGTCTATGGGTGCGGAAGGGCCACGGCAAAGTAAGCCTGTTCCTACTGCTTTAAGTCAGGCGGCTCGCGCTAAGCAACGGCAAACCACAGTCAAGAATACGGCGCGTGACGTTGTGCTTTTGGCTCATCCTGGATTCCGACCCTTTGTTATTGGAGCAAAAATCTTGACATCTTCTACGGGTAAGCAGGCTCAGAAGGCTCCAGGAATCGTTGCCAAGAAAGCACTTGACTGGTGGTCAGGTAAATAATTGCAAAATCCCATCGTCAGGCGATTGCTGCTGTTTTGTCTGACATAAACAGAAAGAAGAAAAAGTAATGGCTAATCGTTACGACTACTACGGCTCTGAGGGGCCGAAGCGGAAGCCTAAGGCTTCCGGTGTTCGTGGTCCGCGTGCGACGCAACTTGGCTCTGAGGGGCCGAAGCGTAGTGTCCGCAATGTTGGCGCTAAGCGCGTACCTCCGTCACAGCGCGGTGAGGGCGCGAGCCGTAAGTCACCGCAGGCACGTGCGGGTACGACGTATTACGGGTCTGAGGGTCCGAAGCGTCGGCAACCGGCTGCTAGCACGAAGGCGTCTAAGGCTGGGCGTGAAGGTCCGAAGCGGAGTACGCCTCGTACTGTTAGTGGTGCTGAGGGTCCGAAGCGTAAGCCAGCGGCTTCTCGTACTCGCGCTCAGAGCCAAATGTCAGCGTCCGTTCGCCGTCAGATTCAGAACCGTGGCGTTAAGGGCGGGACTGTTCGCGTAGGCAAGGGCGGTAGAACCATTCGTCGTTACAACGCTAAGACGGGCCGGTGGAACGTTGTTTCTGTCCGTCCTCAGCGCAGTTAAGCGTCGGGTTTTCATAAGGCGCTGAGGGCAGTCAGTACGGAACGAAAGCCTGGAACTAGTGGCTACTCCTGCGTGGCAGCGGTCAGCGGGCAAGAACCCTAAAGGGGGCTTGAACGCTAAAGGTCGCGCCTCCTATAACCGGGCTAATCCGGGGAAGCCGGGGCTTAGAGCGCCGGTGAAGAAGGCCCAGGCCAAAAGGTCGCCTAAGGCCGCTGCCCGCAGGAAATCGTTTTGTGCCCGCATGGAAGGTATGAAGCGCCGTAATACCTCGGCTAAGACAGCAAGAAATCCGAATAGCAGAATAAATAAATCACTACGAGCATGGGATTGTTGATATGTACCGTATGAATGGTGGGCCTTCGAAGCCCCGTAAGGCTGGCATGGGTAACATGTCGGCGCGCAAGTCAGCCCCAAAGCGTGGCGCTGCGGCTAAGCGGCCTGGCGCTACTCGGGAGTTGCCTCCTGGTGGTCGTAAGCCGGGTGGTACGGCTTCTCGCCGCCCGACACCGGCTGGTCCGGGTAGTAACATGGGTCGCCGTCCGATGCCGAAGCGTCCTAGTGGTTCTGTTCAGCGTCGCCCGATGCCGGGTCGTCGTCCGGGTATGAATCGTAAGCCGGGTATGCGCTGATGTGCATTGAGTGTGGCTGCGGCTACAAGGACGGTAACTGGAAGTACGACATGCAGTCGATGGTCTTCAAGGACGGTCAGATGAAGACTGGGCCGGTGGAGGTTCAGCCGTCGTCTGCTCAGTACTTTGAGGATAATGACCGTTATGAAGGCTAAGGCTTTCTGGGAGAAGCCGAATCCTAAGCGGAAGTCGAAGCCGTTGTCGTCGGCTCAGAAGGCTGCTGCTAAGCGCCGGGCTAGGGCTGCTGGTCGGCCCTATCCGAATCTGGTTGATAACGCTGCTGTGCGGAGGAAGCGTGGCTAGAGCAGTTCTCGGTGGGATCGGCACGTACGGTCCCAGCGTCGCGTACGGCCCAGGGATCAGCCCCCTGTGGTCGTACATGCGTATGCCCCCGGCGCAGAACAGCGTCCTGATTTATAACGATGGGTCGGTTGTTGAGGGGGCGCATTTTGAGAACAGCGACATTCTCGCTGATGATGTGCATACGTGGATTTATGGGGGGACGAGATTTACGACTGAGGTTGGGTCGTTTGAGTACAATGCTTTGCTCGCTGCCGGGTACACTTTTGATGTGATTCCGGAACCGGATACTTATACCGACGACTACCAGGATGTGTACTGATGGCTCTGACTCTCCCTGATTCTAATAAGGTTCCTGGTGATTCGAATCATACGTCGGACACGAATCTGATTATTGAGGCTATTAACACGCTGAAGTCTCAGGTTGATGGTATTCCCGCTGGCGCTACGGGTGCTAAGGGTGACACGGGTGAGCCGGGTGCTGCGGGTACTCCTGCGACGGTGACGGTCGGTTCTACGAATACTTCTGCTGCTGGTGGGTACGCGGCTGTCACGAACTCTGGCACGGCGTCGAACGCTATTTTTGATTTCACTATCCCTCGCGGTGCGCAGGGTCCGAAGGGTGATACTGGGCCTCAGGGGCCGATTGGTCCGCAAGGGGATCAGGGGCCTGTTGGTCCTGCTGGTCCTGCCGTGAATATTAGTAGTTCAACTCCGGAGGACTTAGGTACGGCGGCTGCTGGTTCTAGTTCTGAGGCTGCGCGTGGCGATCATGTTCATAACATGCCGTCAGCAGCGGACGTGGGCGCGGATGCGTCTGGTACGGCGGCTTCCGCTGTGTCCGCTCACGCTGCGGTCACGACGAGTGTTCATGGGATTACGGATACAGCGAATCTCGTATATACGAGTGATTCTCGTTTGTCGGATGCGCGTACTCCTACCGCGCACGCGACAAGTCATGAGTTTGGTGGTAGCGATGCTTTGGAACTTGCCCCCAGCCAGATTACGGGTACTGCGGTCGTGGATAGCGATTCCCGACTTACTGATGCTCGTACTCCTACTGCTCATTCAACCTCTCATGAGTTCGGAGGATCGGACGCGCTAACACTCGCTCCTTCCCAGATCACGGGTACGGCGGTTGTTGATTCTGATTCTCGTTTAACGGACGCTCGGACGCCGACTGCTCACGCTGCTTCTCATGGGGCTGGTCAGTCTGATGCGATCACGGTTGCGCAGTCTCAGGTAACTAACTTGACGAGTGATCTTAGTGCGAAGGCTCCGTTGGCTTCGCCTACGTTCACGGGCACTCCTGCTGCTCCTACTGCGGCGCAGGGGACGAATACGACGCAGGTTGCTACGACTGCTTATGTGCAGACTGAGTTGGCGAATGTGGATGCGCTACCGGATCAGTCTGGTAACAGCGGTAAGTATTTGACTACTGATGGTACGAATGCTTCGTGGGCTTCGATTACTACTGACCCAACGCCGTCGATCTTTTTCCTTGGTGGTATGTGATGACTACGATGGCTGATCTTGTCGCTGACGTGCGGCGCATCACTTACGGCTCTATGAGCGAACGTATTAATCTTATTGGCACTAGCGCGTCGGCTGTTGTTGATGAGGTGACTCTTGAACTGGATGTGTCTGGGATTCAGGAGGGCATGATCCTGAGTAGCGGCTTGAACGTGTGGTACGTGAAAGGCGTGAGTGCTAGCGATAGGAAGGTGTTTGTTGTCCCTGGAATTGATAACAGCCCTAGTACTGCTGTTGCTACTGGTGACATGGTTTACGTTAGACCGCGAATGACTGACTGGTATGCGTTCAATATGTTGAACGATGAGATCAGGTCTTTGTCTGCTCCTACTAATGGTTTGTTCCAACTGAAGTCATGGACTGCTGATGTCGATCCAACTTATCAATCGTACGATGTTCCGACGGCTGCGAGTGATCTTATCTCGCTGCATAGGGTTCGTTACCGGCTTCCTGGTACACCTGACGTATGGGTTGATCTACCCAGTTTTGCTTGGAAGTGGCATACAGGAACGGACACTAACCGAGTGCAACTGCTTAGGAACATTCCGGTGGGGACTGAGGTTCAATTCGTGTACAAGGCTCCATTCTCATCGGCCTCTTCTCTAACGACGAATGTTGTTACTGAGTGTGGGCTTGCAGAGTCGATGGTGGATATTCCGGCGCTTGGCGTGTCGATGATGCTGTTGAACACTACTGAGTCTCGGCGTGTGCAGGTGCAGACTCAGGGTGACGCGCGGCGGGCTGACGAGGTTCCGGCTACATCGAACAGTTCTCAGGCTACTCAGATGCGTCGTTTGTATCGTGAGCGTATTCAGGATGAGTATGCGCGGTTGATGAATCGGATGCCTATCTTTATGGGCCGCTGATGGCTGAGATCACGGACACTCTTAGCGAGCCGTATTTCGGTGGTAGTGATACGAGTAGCGCGTCGCTGCCAGCGAATGTGGTTGGGTTGAATGGGCGCGGCTACCTGATTGATACGACGGGTGGTAAGTATAACCGCAGGTCGGTGGCTGTGTTGCAGCAGCGGAACACTAGCGATCAGCGTGACCTTCTCCTGTTGCCTCAGGATATTTGGCGGCAGTCGTTTTCGTCGTGGCATTCGGGTGCGGGTCAGGCGAATCAGGACCGGGATGATTCGATTCCTTCCCGGTTTGAGGCGTCGTTTGGTGTGGACCCGTGGAGTAAGTATGAGTTCACGTTGCTGCCTGCGACGGAGCAACTGGGGGGTGCGTCAGCGACTTATACGGGGAAGGTGTGGTTGACGCTGCATGACGGCGAGTTGATTGTTGTGAATGATGATTCGCTGTACGTGTATAACGATTTGAGTGCGTCGGCGGTTGCGGTGTCTACGATTGCGCCAGATGCGGGTAATCCGATTATTGACATCGCTGATGATGGTCATGTTGTGACGACGTTGCACGCTAATGGGGATATTTGGAAGACGACTCCTGGGTCTGCTCCGGTGTTGCATAAGAATCGTCCTGGGGCGCACAGTATCGCTTGGGAGAAGGACTACTTGATTTTGTGTGAGAATAATGAGTTGCGTGATGCGACTGGTTCTTCTACTCCTGTTTTGATTTACACGCATCCTGATACTGATTTCCGTTGGGAGTCGTATGCTTCCGGAAGGTCAGCGATCTACGCGTTGGGTGTTTTGGGGGATAAGACGAGTATTCATCGTATGACTGTGCAGGAGGACGGGGCTACGATTCCGACTGCGATTGTTGCCGCGAAACTTCCTGACGGTGAGATCGGCTATTCCATTGACGAGTATCTTGGGTTTATTTTTATCGGTACTGATAAGGGTGTCAGGATGGCTTCGCAGGAGTCTGACGGTTCGCTGACTTTGGGTCCGATTATTCCTACGTCGCAGCCGGTGAAGTGTTTTGAGGGTCAGGATCGGTTTGTTTGGTATGGGAATAGTGAGATTGACCCGGTGTATGGGGCGTTGGGTGATGAGACTCTGCCTAGTGGGGTGGTGTGTGGTTTGGGTCGGATGGACCTTACGACGTTCACGGTGACCGCTCTTACCCCTGCTTACGCTAATGATGTGTTTACCACTAATGAGAGTGGTAAGGATGTTCAGTCTGTTGTCACCTACCAGGGGAAGCGAGTGTTCTCCGTTACTGGTGGCGGTGTCTACTTTGAGTCGGACAGTAAGGTTCCTTCTGGCTGGTTGACTCAGGGTGCGATGTCGTTCTCGGTGGAGGATGCTAAGTCGGCTTTGTATCAGCAGGCTAAGTGGATTCCTGGCTGTGCCGGAAAGTTGTACCTGGATATTGCTTTCGACGCGACCACGTATGGACGGTACGCACGCCTCACCATAAGCCCCTCTAACAACCGCAGCGACAACCTATCCCTCCGAGGCACGACGTTCTCCGCTGTGAATGTGAAGTATGTCCTGAATCGCTGCCCCATCAACCCAGCCAACGCCCCACGGATTACCCGCTGGGAGTTCCGCTCCAGCCCCGTGAAAGGCCGAGCGTCCCGCTGGGAAGTCCCCATCATGAACTACGAGGAACTAGAGATCAACGGCGTGAAGTATGTGAGGGATGTGAAACAGGAACTTGACACGCTCATGGACCTGGTGCAGTCCGGTACAGTATTCACGTATCAGGAATCTGGGCAGGGTTATCAGGTTCATGCGAGGGATTTCGTGTGGCAGCCTGAGAAACTGAACAGCAACGGTAAGGGTTGGCAGGGCGTGTACACAATGGTGATTGAAGAGGTGCTGTGATGCGGCGTGAATATAAGGGCGCAGCCCAAGCCGCTGCCCTCACCGTGGCCCTAGGAGGCTCCACGGGTGACCTGACGATCACTTGCGATGATTTGACTAACTGGCCTACTGGTACGGGTGGTAAGCCGTTCTACATCGTTATTGATCGTGGGTTGGCGAACGAGGAGAAGATTCTCTGCACGTCCCGCACCGGGAACACTCTCGCTGTGTTCAATGACGGCCTTACGACTGGTCGCGGCGCGGACGACACTTCTCCTGTCGCTCACAGTAATAACGCTGTGGTGGAGCATGTGTTCACGGCTACGGACGCTGATGAGGCGAACGCGCATGTCAACGCTTCCACGGATGTTCATGGCCTCGCTGGGGGAGCAGCGGTGGTTGGGACTACCAGCACACAGACTCTCACAAATAAGACGCTAACTGATCCTACTATTAATGGGGCCACGTTTAGCGGAACAATTAATGGCATTGAGGTAGGATTAAACCCGTTCTTCCTGATAGGAGCATAACCAGATGGCAACCGCATACAAGTACTCGCAGGTGCAGGGCACATCCAGCACCGGCACTTACAGCACCCTGTACACGACACCCTCAGCGACGGAGGCGGTGATCTCTTCGCTGGTCATCACCAATCAGGCTTCGTCGGATGTGACCGTCCGTATCGGTTTGGACGCAACTGAGGGCACTCCTGGTGACAGCGAGTGGCTTGTGTATGACGCTGTTATCGCTGGTAATGACACGGTGGCTTTGACGCTGGGTGTGACTATGGCTGCTGAGAAGTATCTTCGTATTTCTTCGTCAGCGGATACGTGTAACTTCTCGGCGTTCCTGTCGGAGATTTCCTGATATGGCTATTAGTTCGTTCTCCCGTTCAGGGTTAGCGAGAGTAACTAGCCCCGGTAACGCAGACTTCTCCGGTACTCCTACGGGCACGTACACGGATGGTGGCGTGTCGTACAAGTATCTGACGTTCACGGGTAACGGGACTTTGACGGTTACTAAGGCTGGTTTCGCTGATGTGCTGGTGGTCGGCGGTGGCGGCGGCGGTGCAGGAATGAACAGCGGCAGCAGTCAAGGTGGCGGCGGTGGTGGTGCTGGTGGTTTTCTGCAAATTGCTTCCGCTTATCTGACGGCAGGGAGTCACACCGTTCTAGTTGGAGCAGGAGGAGCAGGCGGCGTTCCAAGTAGTTATGGGAGATGGTTGGGGTCACCCGGACAAGCAAGCCGTGTTGGATCATATTGGGGATTAGGTGGCGGTTTAGGAAGTGATACTTTCACTCAACCGTCAAGCGTAATGCGCGGCGGCAGCGGCGGTGGTGGTTATTCCGATTTATCGCAGGCTGGTGGCGCAGGGACAACGGGTCAAGGAAATGACGGTGGTGCTGGAACAAGTGGTCGCGGCGGGGGCGGTGGTGGTGCGATTGAGGCTGGTAACACAGACGGCGCAGCCGCAGGCGGCGATGGTAGTGCCAATGTTTACACCGGTTCATCTGTCACTTATGCAGGTGGTGGCGGCGGTGGTGGTGGTTCTGTGTCTGGTGGTTCTGGTGGTGACGGCGGCGGCGGTGGAGGTGGAACCGCATCAGCAGGGACTTCTGGTACAGCAAATACCGGCGGCGGTGGTGGTGGTGCAGGCGGCACAGGATCAACTAACCGAAACGGCGGCAACGGCGGCAGCGGCATCGTAATCGTGAGAGTGAAGGTATAACCCAATGACTATCAATAAACTTTCAACGATTCAAGGTTTCAACACTCCCTCCCGTGTAGGTGGAGCGACAATCACTACCGCTGCTACTGGTAACTACACGAGTGGTGGGGTTACTTATGATTATTGGACGTTTACGGGGAACTCGTCGCTGGATGTTGTGACGGCGGGTTATGCGGATGTTCTGCTTGTCGGCGGCGGCGGGGGCGGCTCAAATGCCAACGGCGGCGGCGGCGGTGCCGGTGGAGTCGTGCAAGTCACCAACGCTTATCTACCCGTCGGGACATTGACAATCACCATCGGTGCTGGCGGCACCGCAATGGCTACCGCAGGGAACAACGGCAACACGACGAGAATCTCTGACTACTACGCGCCCGGTGGCGGCGGCGGTGCGGCGGCAGGACATGCGGGTGGCAACGGAGGCAGCGGCGGCGGCGGGAAGAACGGCGGAGGCATCGGCCTCGGCATCAATCCAATCGGATTCGACGGCGGCAGCAGCGCAGGCACTGCAGGCGTAGCGGGCTCAGGCGGTGGCGGCGGCGCCAGCGCCATTGGCCTCAACGGGTCGTCAACTGTAGGCGGCAACGGCGGCGCAGGCGTGAACACGAGCATTGCGGGAACTACGCCAACCGGGTCGTACGTGGCAGGTAACTACGCACTGGGAGGCGGCGGCGGCGGCGGCTCGGTTGGCGGCACTGCTGGCACGGCCACCGACGGTGGTGGGGCAGGCTCGGCAAGCACGACCGGCACCGCAGGCACAGCGAACAAGGGCGGCGGCGGTGGAGGCGGCGGTGGCGGCACCGCACTCGGCGGCAATGGCGGTTCGGGCATCGTCGTCGTTCGTGTTGCTCGCCCCGTGAGTGTTGCTGCTGGTGGAGCGGTCGTGTCGAATACTGCGACGGGTTCTTATACTTCTGGTGCAGCGACGTATTCTTATTATTCGTTTACGGGTAATGGGTCGTTGGATGTGGTTCGTGCTGGTTTCGCTGATGTGCTGGTGGTCGGCGGCGGGGGTGGCGGCGGATACACGACGGACAACACCCGCAATCACGGCGGTGGCGGTGCAGGCGGCGTTTACAATAAGACGCAAACACAGGTGTATTTGTCTGCTGCCACTTACACAATCACCGTTGGCGGCGGTGGTGCTTCCGGCGCGAATAACAATGCAAGTCCGGGCGTTGCGTCATCTATCGGTGACGCCATTTGCGCTGTTGGCGGTGCGCCTAGCGGGATACAAACTGCATACCGTTATGGCGCCAGCGGCGGCGGCGGATCCAATACCAGCGGCGCTAATACGTCTACTCCGTCAATTAGCCAGCAAGGAAACGCGGGAGGCAGCGCCGCTGGCACTACCACGGTCACCACCGAAGGCGGCGGCGGTGGTGGCGGTGCGGGTGCAGCCGGATCGAATGGGACAGGGTCGGTAGGCGGCGCTGGTGGCGCAGGTATTAGTTCTAGCATCACCGGCTCCGCAACAGATTACGCAGGCGGCGGCGGTGGGCGTCGTGACGCTGGATCGTCTGGCGCAGGCGGCGCAGGCGGTGGCGGTGCGGCGGGTAGTCCCGGCGTATCAGGAACCGCTAACACAGGCGGCGGTGGCGGCGCAGGATACCTAACCGGCGGCGCTGGCGGCAGCGGCATCGTAATCGTAAGAATCCGAACAGCATAAGAAAGGTAAACAAAAATGGCTCACGTAGCACGTATTGACGAGGACGGCATCGTTCGGGAAGTTCATGTCCTGAACAACAGCGACCTCCCTGATGATGGTGCTTTCACCCCTGAGGTGGAGGCAGCAGCGAACGCTTTCCAGCACAAGTTGGGTCTGGACGGTGTGTGGAAACTAACGTCGTACAACGGTAACTTCCGTGGTCGTTACGCTGGTATTGGTTACAAGTACGACGAGGCTCTGGACGAGTTCGTTGCTCCTGAGGCTCCGGAGGAGACTGAGTAATGTTCGACAAGTTGCTGTCCCGTGAGGGCCGTAAGTGGCTGTACGGGATCGCTCTGACTGTGGTTCCGTTGCTGGTTGCTTACGGTGTCGTGACCGAGGACGCTGCCCCGCTGTGGATAGCGTTGATCGGTTCGTTCCTCGCTCCCACCTTGGCGCTTACCCACCTGTCCCCTGTGGAATCTGGTGATGTCCCTGAGGAGTTGTAATGGCTCCGTGGGAAATCGCTATAACTGTCGGCGCTGTAGTCGGCTCGCTCCTCGTCATCTTCGGGGCGCTCTACAAGGTTTATAAGGTTGCGAAAAGGATTGATGACGCTTTGGGGTTGGATACTAAGGGTCGCACGGTGTCTGATCGT